AGAAACTGAGGTCAAAGTGGGAAATTGTTTCGATTGCTCGCCGGAGAGTATGAGTGAAAGTGGGAAAACAAGAAAAAAGAGATATAACTTGCAAGGATTTATTTACTATGTTAGTATAGGTTATGAAAACTAATGCCTTTGGATTGAAGACTCGCTTGAGTGAAGTAGCCACTAGTAAACCTAGTAGGGCTCAACTCTTGGATGCACGGAAGCTTTTATTAGCTGAGAGTGCTGACCCTATTATTAAGAGAGCTATCTCTATAGCTTTGAACGATGACCATCCAGGTCAGATGAGTGCTATGAAGATGTGTATTGATCGGTTACTTCCTATGGGTGAATTTGAAGCTCGTAAGGATGGCGCTCGTAGTCAGGTTACTATTACTATTTCTGGTATTGGTGAAGCTAAGGTTGAAGACCCTAAAGATATAGTTGATGCGGAGGAAGTATGAACGGATGCTGGAATAGAGATTCTTTAAAGGATAAGCACATCGTTCAACATGGTTGGATTTACGAAGGATCTACTCGAATACCTATTATGGCTTATATTGAAGACCCAATGACTAAGACTTGCCAGTACCAGAAGTTAAAGAAGGATGACATTAAGTGCGTTGGATGTAGAGAATTGGAGGAAGTATGATTTTTACTAAAGAAGAAATGGGTATCTCTTATTTAATGAAAGCTAAACAGGGGAACTTTGAATTCAGTCAGATGTACTCTAAGAATATTCCTTTTGATAGGATTGAGAGTCACTTTAATATTGAAGCTACTATTAAACATGAACTATGGTTAGAAGAGAACAATGGCTAATCTAGACTTTAAGATGTTGAAGTGGCAGCAAACTGTCCATATTGATAAGACTAGGTTCAAAGTTGTTGTTGCTGGTCGTAGATGTGGGAAATCTCGTGCTGCTGCTATGGAACTTATCATTGAGGGATTGAAATGCCCTACTGGTTCAGGAGTCATGTACGTAGCTCCAACTCAAGGACAGGCTCGTGTAATTATCTGGAACGTCTTAATGGAGCTTGGAAGAGAAGTTATTGCTTCTGCCCACGTTAATAATTCGGAGATTACGCTTGTTAATGGAGCGGTTATTTATGTTCGAGGTGCTGACCGACCTGATACGCTTCGTGGTGTTTCTTTATCATTCGTAGTCTTAGACGAATTTGCTGATATGAAACCGACAGCTTGGGAGCAGGTTATCCGAGCAGCCCTTTCTGATAAACGTGGTGGAGCGATGTTTATTGGAACTCCTAAAGGACGTAATCACTTCTATGATCTCTATAAACTAGGACTAGATGGTGATGACCCTGAATGGAAGTCATGGCACTTTACTACTGCTGATAACGAGCTAATCCATCCTGACGAGATTCAAGCCGCTAAGAAGACGCTTAGTTCCTTCTCTTTTAAACAAGAGTACATGGCATCTTTTGATAATGCAGGGTCGGATATATTTAAAGAACAATGGTTAAAGTACGGAGTAGAACCTAAAGATGGGTCATATTATATTGCCATTGACTTGGCTGGCTTTGAAGCTGTCGCAATTCAAGCTGCTAATTCAAAGAATCGTCTGGACAAAACGGCTATCTCTATTGTTAAAGTAACCGATGATGGGAAATGGTTTGTTAAGAAGATAGACGCAGGCAGATGGGATATTAGAGAAACAGCCGTAAGAATCCTAATGCACATTAGAGAATATAGACCTATCTCGATTGGGATTGAGAAAGGATCTCTAATGAATGCTGTATTACCTTATCTTTCGGATTTAATGCGTAAGAATAACGTATTCGCCCATATTGAGCCTTTAACTCATGGGAATAGGAAGAAAGAAGAACGAATTATCTGGTCTTTGCAAGGAAGAATGGAGCATGGAAGGGTAATTCTTAACCAAGAAGAAGATTGGGATGAGTTTAAAGATCAATTGTTAATGTTTCCATCTAAAGGAGTACATGATGACCTACCAGATTCATTAAGTTATATAGACCAAATGGTAGCCACTTCTTATAGAGGCTCGGATGATGACTATGAATATGAACCTTTGGATGTAATATCAGGGGTTTAGGAGAAAATTATGAGATATTTACTTTTACTTGTGTTACTATTCCCTACAATAGTAAGTGCTAACTATCGTGAAAACTACACTTCGTATAACGGAATAGTTGTTTATGATAACGGGGAAACGTATATTTTCCGCAAGCATGTAATCATTACAAATGATGATATTTGTTTTACAACTACAGGAGCAGGAATATGCCTACCGAAGCAGAAAAAGAAGCAGCAAGACAACGCGCATTAAAGACGCTTTCTACCGTAGAAAAAATTCAATTTAATAAGTTAGAAAAAGATTATGAAGCACGCTATGCTAATGATGAGCCTGTAGGTGAGGATCGTACTCAATATGCTCTTGATAGGCTGCATGGCTCACGCTAAGGATTGAATATGGAAAATACTGGAAAGATAGTTGACCCTGAAAGCACTTTTGTAGAACCTACTGATAACGAGAAGGAACTACTAGAGTTTGTTGTCGATCATACAGATCGATGGAGAGATTATCGCGACCAGAATTTCCTAGATGATTGGGAATATTACGAGCGAATCTATCGTGGTAAGTGGGATGCGTCTGATAAGCAAAGAGAGTCAGAGCGTTCACGCTTAATCTCGCCTGCTACTCAGCAAGCTATCGAAACACGCCATGCTGAGATTATGGAAGCTATCTTTGGTCAAGGAGAGTTCTTTGATATTAAGGATGACCTACGCGATGTAAACGGTAATCCTATGGATGTAGAAATGCTCAAAAAGCAACTCTACGAAGACTTCGCTCAAGACAAACTCCGCAAATCATTTGACCAAATCGGCTTAATGGCTGAGCTTTATGGAACAGGAATTGGTGAAATTACAGTTTCTAAAGTAAAACAGTTTAAGCCTGCTTCCCGTCCATTAGAAGATGGAACTACAGCTTATGGTGTAGAAGAAAAAGACCGTTTATCCGTAAAATTAGTCCCAGTAAATCCCAAGAATTTCATTTTTGATCCAAATGGAACAACAGTTGATGACTGTATGGGTGTTGCTATCGAGAGAAATGTTTCAATCCATAAGATTATGGAAGGAATTTCCTCTGGGAAGTATCGTAAATGTGATATTGGCACTCAATATACCGATGATTCGTTAGAGCCTACTCAGGAATTTAATAATTTCAAAGATGATAAGGTAGAACTCTTAACTTATTACGGATTAGTCCCTAAAGAATACCTTTCTGCTTTAAAAGATGATGAAAATGACAAGGTAGAAGAAGAGTTTAGTGAGGATGTTGAAGATTATGTAGATATGGTCGAAGCAATCATTATTATTGCTAATGGTGAGCATCTTCTTAAAGCAGAAGAGTCGCCTTACTCAATGAAAGATCGTCCAGTTATCTCTTATCAGGCTGAAACAGTTCCTAATCGTTTATTAGGAGTTGGCACGGTAGAAAAAGCCAAGAATATGCAGTCTGCTATTGATGGGTCTATGAGAACTCACATGGATTCTATTAATCTTACTTCTCACCCTATGGTAGCGATGGACGCAACTCGTTTACCTAGAGGTGCTAAGTTTGAGGTTAAGCCTGGTAAAGCATTTATGACTAATGGCGCTCCACAAGATATTATTATGCCGTTTAGCTTCGGTACTACTGATGGTCAGGCAATGAACACTTCTAAAGAATTCGAGCGTATGTTGTTAATGGCAACAGGAACGATGGATTCTCAGGGAATGATTACTCAAGGCGCTAGAGATGCAGGCGGTATGTCTATGGCTGTAGCTGGAATGATTAAGAAGTACAAGCGTACTCTCGTAAACTTCCAAGAAGATTTCCTAATTCCTTTTATCAACAAGGCAACTTGGAGATACATGCAGTTCGATCCTGAACGCTATCCGAGTGTGGACGTTAAGTTTATTCCTACGGCTACCTTGGGAATTATGGCTAGGGAATATGAGCAACAACAAATGGCATTTATGATTCAGACTCTTGGAGCAGACTCTCCTATTACTCCTGTATTAATGAAGGGTGTATTGAAGAACTCTAGCCTATCTAGCCGTGAAGAATTGATTGCTCAATTGGATAAAATGTCACAGCCTGATCCTAATACGCAACATCAACAACTAATGATGCAGCAATTGCAAGCCCAACTTCTGCAATCTCAATCCAATGAATCTCAGGCTAAAGCAAACATGAATAACGCTCTAGCTCAACTAGACACAGTTAAGGCGCAACTTTACCCTCAACAAGTACAGGCTGAGTTAACTGCTGCCGCGTCCAAGAATCTCCCTACTAATGCTGAAGTTGCTCAACAGGAATTCGAACGTAGAATTAAGGTTGGAGAACTTATGCTTAAAGAGAAAGATATTGACTCTAATAAAGAAATAGTTAAGATGCAAATGGAAGCAAAGCGTCAAGAAAATGCTACCAACTCAAAATACATAGATAACGCATAGGGATAGTCATGCTGGAAAAGCTGAAATCCTTACTAAAGCCTAGTGTATCTATTGAGGTAAAACTTACTGGTATCGGTCTTTTTATAGGTAAAATACTAGATGATTACAGCAATAGAATTGTTGGACTTGAATCTAGACAGCTTCAAAAGGGCGACAAGGGTGACAAGGGTGATTCTGTAGATATAGATTATGTTAATAAATATTTAGACTTGTCAATAAAAGATAGTAAAAGCAAAGAATTAGAAGAAATAAAGGTAATGATGGAAAAAACATGGGATAAGTGGTAGAATATAACCTCTTTCAATGGAGGTTAAAATGACTACATGGATTAAACAGGTAAATAAAACTTGCAAAACAGATTGTCCGCATATTTCCATTAGAACACTTGGCATAGGTTTAAGTTCTAATTTAATAAAAGAAGCAAATGCAGAGCATTATGAATATGCAGAAGTGTTTTTGTCAGAAGACAAATCAAAGTTAGCTATAAAGTTTACAGAAAAAAGTAATGACGCATATAAGGTTACTCAAGATGGTGGAAGTAAAGAGCGTAAGCGCGTAACAAAAAGTTTAAATAGGTTTATTGCTTGTGGGAATGTAATTAGATCAAGCAACGTACTAAAGCAGTTGTCAGAAAGAAGTGTTACAGAGAAGATATTTGCAAAAAAAATAGATGATTTATGGGTTATAAATTTAACCCCATGTTTTTTGTATAATACTAAAAATTATCCATTAGCTTATGATGATATAGGCGTTTACAGATATATATTAAATGACGAAGTTGTATATATCGGTAGAGGTAAAATAAAGCAAAGAATCTGCTCGCCAGAAAGATGTGAGTGGGTATATGATGATATTGAACTCATGATTACAAGTGATAAAGCATCTGTTATTATTGAAGAAAATTTACTACAAGAATTTAAAGATATAAATGGAGAATTGCCTCTTTATAACAAGATATTAGGCTGTAAAAATGATAATTAAAACTCCAATTGGTATATATGCAGAATGGATTTTGGGGCAAATACCAAAATATATAAACGCACGTATATCAAAAGAGATTAAATCATTAAAGCCAGCTAAAGACGGTCTGGACGGTATCTCAATAACAGAAACCTACTTTGCCCCAGACGGTCATCTAATGATAAGATTGTCCAGTGGTAAAGAAATAGACGCTGGAAGCCCAAATGAAATGGAAGTAGGAAGTAAAGGTCATATAATTAGCACCCAAGTAGCTAAAGATCAGATTTATGTTTCGACTACAGCACCAACAAATCCACAGTTAAATCAACTTTGGTACGATATAACGTGAGGAATTTATGGCAACTTTGACGTATGTAAAATACCAAATTGGTACAGAAGTATTAAATGAAGCCGCTAACGCTGGCACTGACTCATGGAAGCTAATACTTTCTAATACAGCGCCAAACGTAGCTACTAATACTACGGCAGCAAGTGCCACTGAGCTTGCAACGTCAGGTGGGTATACCGCTGGCGGTGTATCTTGTACGATTACAAGTGCAGCTCAAACAGCAGGCGTATATAAATTAGTCCTAGCTGCACCCGCTAGTCCTACTTGGACAGCTTCGGGTGGTGGTTTTACTTTTCAATACGTCATTCTTTATAACTTAACCAATACTCAATGTATCGGCTATTGGGATAGAGGCTCTGCTACTGTGCTGGTAGCTGGCGATACTTATACGCCCACACTCGATGCTAGTAACGGAACTTATACAGTAACCTAAGATGGCGACAGGTCAGGGGACATGCACATTTGATTTTGGTACTGGGAAGGGTTCAACTCGTGCAACTTTAACCGGAGTAACGGCTACCGGACTAAGTTCTACAAGCAAGTTGGAGATTTACATTGATGGCACAGATTCGACTGCGACACATAATGCACAAGAGCAT